CTAAAGATGACTATCGCTTAGGTCGTAAAATCGAAGCTAAAATGAGAACTTACGCACCAGTCGTAGTTCGTGGTGAAGAAAATCAAGGTGTTAAGTTTTGGGGATTTGGTAAGACGGTTTATCAAGAACTGCTTTCCATTATCGCAGACCCAGACTATGGTGATATCACAGACTCAGTAAGTGGTCGTGATGTAGCTGTAGAATTCAAAACCGCTGAAGAGACAGGTAAATCCTTTCCTTCAACATCAATCAGGGTAAAACCTAATCAAACTCCAATCACGGAAGATGCATCCGCTCTTGAAACTATCACAGAGTCTCAAAAGAATATTACTGATATATATCAAGAACGTTCTTATGATGAATTGACTCAAGCACTTAATGATTACCTAAATGGTGATTCATCAGGTGAAGAGGAAACTAAAAAGGAAGAAGTTAAAGAAACTGCTTCAGTTAGTTCCTATGATAAAAAAGAGACATCAGACGCATTTGATGATTTATTCAATAGCTAAATAAAACAATGGGGGTGTATTTATTACGCCCCCACATTTACTAACAATAAAATTGGAGATAATTTATGTCAACTAGAGATGAATTAGCGGGTGTTTTAGCCGATACTATAAACAAACAATTTAAGGATATGAAAGTAGCATATTTCTTAGATGGTACAGACACCACACCTACGGATATAAAAGATTTTGTATCTACAGGTTCTACTATGTTAGACTTAGCAATATCAAATAAACCAAATGGTGGTATTGCAGTGGGTCGTATTACAGAACTCAATGGATTAGAGTCAAGTGGTAAATCACTAATCGGTGCTCATATGTTAGCTGAGACTCAGAAGAAAGGTGGAGTTGCTGTATATATTGATACAGAAACTGCAGTTAGTACTGAGTTTTTAGAATCTATTGGTGTAGATGTACAGAGTATGTTATATCTACATTTAGAAACAGTAGAAGATATCTTTTCAGCTATAGAAGAGATTGTTGCTAAGGTTCGTGAATCAGATAAAGATAGGTTAGTAACCATTCTTGTAGATTCACTCGCAGCTGCAACAACTAAAGTAGAGTTAGAAGCTGAGTTTGATAAAGATGGTTGGGCTACAAGTAAAGCAATCATTCTATCAAAAGCTATGAGAAAGATTACTCAGATGATTGGTAGACAAAAGATTGCTCTTGTGTTTACAAATCAACTCAGACAAAAACTCGGAGTTATGTTTGGTGACCCGTGGACTACAAGTGGTGGTAAAGCATTACCATTTCACGCTTCAACACGTATCAGATTAAAAAATCTTGGTCAAATCAAAGACACTAAAAAGAATACTATTGGTATGAAGATGAGAGCTCAAGTCATTAAGAATAGACTTGGCCCTCCAATGAGACACGCCGATTTTGAACTTTACTTTGAAAGTGGAATTGATGATGAAGGTAGTTGGTTAACCGTGTTAAAAGACCACAAACTTGTCAAACAAGGTGGAGCTTGGTACACTATGGATAATCACTTAGGTGAAGAAATTAAATTTCAATCTAAAGATTGGGCTGAAAAACTTCAAGACGAAGACTTCAAAAAACATTGTTACGATTTAATATGTGAAAAAGTTGTTCTTAAATATGAGAAAAACTTTGGTATTGATGATGTAACTATTGAAGAGGAGATTAGTGAGTAATTCTAAATATTTATCTATATTTGAAGAGATAAAGAAAAAGGGTGGCTCATTAGACGGCGGGAAGCCAAATGATAAAGTGCTCATAATAGATGGTCTAAATACTTTTATAAGAGTGTTTAGTGTTATACCGACTACTAACGATGATGGTATTCACGTTGGTGGAATAGTTGGTTTTCTAAGGAGTATTGGTTATACAATAAATATGTTTAGTCCTACCCGTGTCATCATAGTTTTTGATGGTAAGGGTGGGTCTAACCGCCGTAGAAAAATATATCCAGAATATAAACAAAACAGAAAAACAAAGTATAGAGTAAATCGTGCTTATGATTTTGCTTCTCAAGAAGATGAGAAACAAAATATGATTATGCAATTACAGAGAGTGGTTGAATATTTAGATAATCTTCCTATAACTGTGTTATCATATGATAATATTGAAGCTGATGATACTATTGGATATTTGTGTAGACAAGTTCTTACTGAATCTCAAATTACAGTTATGTCTACTGATAAAGATTTTCTTCAGTTAGCAAACGGTAGGATTAAAATATGGAGTCCAACTAAAAAGAAACTATATGATGAACAAGCTGTATTTGATGAATTTGGTATTTCATCTCACAACTATATTTGGTACAGAGTATTAGACGGAGACAAGTCAGATAATATATCTGGTGTTCGAGGTTTAGGATTAAAAACAATACAAAAGAAATTACCTTTTTTGAGTGAGAATCGTATAGTTGATATGGATGAGGTTGTTACTGAATTACCTGAATCTAAAGATATTATAGAAATGAATTATAGGTTGATGCAATTATCAGATGTTGATATCTCAGGTTCTACAAAAACAAAAATAATAGATAGAGTAAATGAACCAATTAATAGGTTGGTTAAATTTAAATTTGAAAAAATGTTCTTAGAAGATAAGTTATTCACTGCATTACCTAATCTTAATAGTTGGTTACTTACTAATTTTAATCAGTTAAATCGTTATGCAGAGAAATCAAATGAAAGTAACTGATTTTACTGTAGAACTTGTACAAAGAAATGCTATAGCTAAATTTGTAGAAAAACATCACTATTCACATAATACAAGTGGTGTTCAATCTTACTATCATTTTGGTTTATTTAGAGAAAATAAATTTGGTTTACCTGAATTGATAGGTGCTATAATGTATGCTAGACCATCTATGCCAGCGACAGCTAATAAATATAATCCAATAAATCCTGATAGATGTTTTGAGTTAAGAAGATTGGTTTGTGTAGATGATACACCTAAGAATACAGAAAGTTATTTTATAGGACAAACATTCAAATGGTTAAAGAAAAATACAGATATAGAAGTAATAGTTTCTTTTGCAGATGAAGAAGAAGGACATACAGGTGTGATTTACAAAGCTACTAATTTTGATTATTTAGGAACTACATCACCAGGTAAAGCATTGATGGTTGATGGTAAAAAATTTCATAGTAGGTCATTGTATATGGACAAGAGACCATATGGTAGAGAATTAAAACGTAGATATGATGAGGGAGATAAAAATATTTTTTACATTAACACAAAAGTTAAACATATTTATACATACTACTTTAACAAGAAAATAGAAAAAGAAATTAAAAGGTTATGGAATGAGTGAAACACTAACTCAATTTGGAACATCTTTCCAAACTAAAACTATCGCATCTTTTATATCTGATGTTAAGTTTATTCAAACCATTAGTGATATATTGAATCCATCAATGTTTGATTCAGATTCAAACAAATGGTTAGTAAAAACAATTAAAGATTACTATTACGAATATAAAAAACAACCTACACTTGAAGTTATAAAATACAAGATTGATGAAATAGATGATGAAGTATTAAAGTCAGGCGTTGTAGATAAATTAAGAGAAGTTTGGAGAAATGTTGAAGCTACAGATTTAGAATTTGTACAATCAGAAGTACTTGACTTTTGTAAAAACCAAACATTAAAAAATGCTATACTTGATTCGGTTGACTTATTAGAAAATAAAGATTACGATGGTATAAAATCTATTATAGATGAAGCTATGAAAGCTGGAACTACAAGAGATTTAGGACACGATTATATCATATCATTAGAAGAACGACTTGCAGAATCTGCTAGAACAACGGTTAAAACGCCTTGGGATGTGGTTAATGATATAATGGATGGTGGTTTAGGTCACGGTGAACTTGGTGTGATTGTTGCTCCGGCTGGTATTGGTAAATCTTGGACTCTTCAAGCTATAGGTGCTAGTGCTTTAAAAGAAGGTAAAACTGTAGTTCATTATACCTTAGAGTTAAATGAAAACTATGTTGGGTTAAGGTATGATTCTATATTTACAGGAGTCACTACATCAAATATAAAATATTATAAAGATGATGTACAAACTAAATTATCAAAACTTCCAGGTAAATTACTGATTAAGTATTTTCCAACTAAGGGTGCTAGTGTACAGACAATTAGTTCTCATTTAAAACAGATTGAAATAAGTGGTGAAAAACCAGATATGGTATTAGTTGATTACGCTGATATACTAATGCCTACAGGAAACTTTAAAGAGAAGAGACACGCTATAGGAACTATCTATGAAGATTTACGAGGATTAGCTGGTGAGTTAGAAGTTCCTATATGGACTGCTTCCCAAGCTAATCGTTCAGCATTAGAAGAAGATGTAATTGGTGCTGATAAAGTTGCTGAAGATTATAGTAAAGTTATGACTGCTGACTTTGTTATGAGTATGAGTAGAAAAGTAGAAGATAAGATAGCTAATACAGGTAGATTCCACGTCATTAAAAATAGATTTGGAATTGATGGTGTGACTTATCCAGCTACAATAAATACAAACGTTGGTCAAATTCAAGTGTTTGAGGGTAGTAGTCAGTTTGGAAAAGACACTCAAAATAAAATGAATAATAGCGAAGAGTTCTTGAGAAAAGAACTAAAGAACAAATATAATGATATGGAAAAAAACATTGATGGATTTGAATAAAATATTAAATTAAGTTTAGTATATATTATATTTATGAGTGTTATGGGAAACATAGATTACAACAGGAGTTTTGATTAATGGAAAATTTTAAGTTATCTGAAAAGTTTATAGAAAAATTTAAGAGAAAAAAAGCACCATTTGGTTTTAATGGATTAGGGGAACTGGTTTATATGAGAACATATTCTC